ATGAATTTGCCTTTGTTCCTAATCATATTGCTGACTCGTTCTTTGCCTCTGTATATCCTACTATCACTTCTGGTAAAAAAACCAAAGTCATCATAGTTTCTACTCCACACGGTATGAATCATTTTTACCGATTGTGGCATGATGCAGAAAGAGGAAAGAATGAATATGCACCAACAGATGTTCACTGGTCTGAAGTACCAGGTCGAAATGCGAAGTGGAAGAAACAGACAATTGCAAACACCTCAGAGCAACAATTTAAAATTGAATTTGAGTGTGAGTTCTTAGGATCTATTGATACATTAATCGCACCAAGTAAACTCAAATCTCTAGTATATGATAACCCAATACAACAAAATGCAGGTCTTGATGTTTATTTTCCACCAGAAAAAAATCACGATTATTTGATGACAGTTGACGTTGCACGAGGAGTTGGTGAAGATTATTCTGCATTTGTTTTAACTGATATTACTGAGTTTCCACATAAGGTAGTAGCAAAATATCGAAACAATGAAATAAAACCTATGTTGTTTCCAAATATCATATATGAAGTAGCAATGAATTATAATAAGTCATTTATACTTTGTGAGGTAAATGATATTGGAGATCAGATTGCTGCAATACTCAACTTTGATATGGAATATGAGAATCTTTTGATGTGTTCAATGAGAGGTCGTGCAGGTCAAATAGTAGGACAAGGATTCAGTGGAAAGAAAACTCAACTTGGAGTCAAGATGTCAAAGACAGTCAAAAAGGTTGGTGCACTAAACCTTAAGACTATGATTGAAGAGGATAAGTTGATATTCAAAGACTATAATATAATATCTGAACTTACTACTTTTATATCAAAGAGTAATTCATTTGAGGCTGAGGAAGGATGTAATGATGATTTGGCAATGTGTCTTGTAATATATGCGTGGTTAGTTGCACAAGATTACTTTAAAGAACTTACTGATCAGGACGTAAGAAAAAGATTATATGAAGAGCAAAAAAATCAAATTGAACAAGATATGGCACCTTTTGGTTTTATATCTGATGGACTCGATGATGGTAGTTTTGTGGATAATGAAGGAGACACTTGGCACGTTGATGAGTATGGAGATCGCTCTTATATGTGGGAATATCGTTGATCCCATTGTTACAACGTAAATATAAAGCAAACATTAAACTTGTAAATAATTTAGTTAGGTGCTATAATTGGGGGGTCAGTGCGGATATGAAAGTAAATTTAAGCTGGAGCAATTATGAGTGGAGACGTAGGATTAGATGAACCAATCATTTTCTATACAAAGAAGATGACACAAACCAAAGTAGTCCTTTTAAAACAAAAAGGAATAAAACTAAATTGGAAAGAAGTAAAACATTATGAGACTTTGAGTGATGAAAAATCCCTTCAAACATAGGAAATTAAAAAGATTATTATCAAAATCATTTCCAAATAAAAAAATAACTATCATAGATAACAAAGACGGAACACAAACAATCTTTATACTCTAATGGAAAATAATGAAGAGTTTGGTTTTAGTTTAGAACACTTACTCTTTCAAGAAAGAAAATGTAGAGTATGTGGAGAAACCAAAGATTTAGTCAATGAGTTTTATCTAATTCGTAAGAATAAAAGAAATTTTCCATCTGGATATTCTTATGAGTGTAAAATATGCACAGTTAGAAGAATTTTAAAAAACAGAAAGAAAACAAAGATAGCAACTGAATGGTCATATCCAGATTGGTAATGTTCATGCATTGTTTCCCCAATGTAAAAGTAGCAAATAATAAATACTTTTAGTAAAATTGAATCTTTTATAAAGAGGGAAAGACATGTCGCTTAACTTAGTATCTCCTGGAGTCAAGGTAAGAGAAGTTGACTTGACTATCGGTAATATATCTGGAGCACAAGAACTGGTCGGAGCGATTGCTGGCCCATTTGAAAAAGGCCCCATTGATGTACCGATATTGATAGAGAACGAGCAAGATCTTATAGCAACTTACGGAAAACCATTAGACACAGACGGACAATTCGAATATTGGATGACTGCATCATCATATCTTTCATATGGTGGTGTTTTAAGAGTTTTAAGATCCGATAGCACAAATTTAAACAACGCAAATGCTGGTGTTAGTATTGCATCAACAACTGTAAAAATCAAATCATATGATGATTACACAGCAAATTACACACTTGCTTCTGATTGGTTTTATGCAGCAAAGAATCCTGGTACTTGGGGTAACGGATTAAAGG